ATATATTATAACTAATTGTATCAACTTTTAAAAATAGAAATACTATAAAATAAAAAAATAAATCACAATACAAATATAAAATAAAATATCAATATAAATAGTTATAAAATATATTAGAACTATTAATGGTTTCTATCTCTTTTAAAATCAGATACTTTAGGCATAAGATAATCAATATAATATAAATTCTTTTTATTTTTAGGATATTTAGGTATTTCATCAATAACTCCGTGTGCCTTGAGTGCTTGATGATGATAATCAATAACTTCAATCATATCGGTCCTTTTAGATGAACAATGATATCTATTCATAGTGGGATGCATCTCATTTGTGAATAATCTATCAACCTCAACCCTTACTTTGAGATTTGGGGTGATTTGCCGAGCATTACTATATGATTCATAAGTGTCATATCTCAATCCGTTAATGGTGTAGCATTTTTCTAATTGATCGTGAGAATATTTACTTTGTAGAGGACGGATCAAACCTCCAGCGATACATTTAGGATACAATAATCTCAACATTAGCCGACCGTGATTGATTTTAGATTTAAAACAATTACGATCTCCCATACACCGATACTGACCTTTAATCATTCTTTTTATATGTTTGACAAATATAGGATTTGTAAATTCATCAGTACAAGATTTGATCATATTACGATTGATATACATATATATAATATCCATAACATATTCAGGAATAGCATATTGATCCGCAACGCATTCGACGACATGATTCATAGTCGGCATTTTGGGTGTTTACTTTTCTCAAATAAGTATCTCAAATTTGCTTTAGATTTGTTCTTGAGGTGGTGTTTACTTTTCTCAAATAAGTATCTCAAATTTACTTTAGATTTGTTCTTGCGGTGGTGTTTACCTTTCTCTAAAAAACATCTCATATTTATTTTGGTTATGTAAAGTCAAGTTTGATGAACTTATGTTCAACTTTAAAAGATGCATCACCCTTTCCTCTGTATAATTTTTTAGGTTTTGATGTATCATTTGCAGATGCTTGAGTTGGTGGTGGTTTGTTTGTCATTATGATATATAAATCTAAATCTTCTTTTTTGTATATTTGTTTGATATATATTCTATAATATAGTTTACCATATTCTCTTCTATATTGTCCGCTCCATTTACGCATCCTTCCTATCCATTCTTGCTTTGTTTCACCTTCCTTACGGATTACATCATCATCATATAATTTTGATGGTTTTAGATTATTTAATCCTGAATTAGTCATCTATAATATTATCAATATTTAATTAAAATTCAGATACCGATATGAGAATAATAGTTCTAAAATATATTATAACTATTCATACTCACGACCTAATTTAAATTTCTTATTTATAATATCTGCTGTATAGAAGAAACAAAAATCCTCATAATTACTTGAGTTCATAGTATTTAATATGACTAATGTTTGATAATCTTTAGCATATTTATTTATCAATTCCATTCCTTTTTTTTTATCATCACTAACAGATAAATATTGTTTATTTATAGCATCTTTATTGTCAAAATTACTTTGCTGAAAACAGAATATAACATCAACATTATCTCGTTGGACTGGTGTAAAATCTTTTTTTATATATTGATATGATACTATCAATGATATCTGGAAGTGCCGTGCAGATATGAACAATTTATCAAGTATCTTTTGTTGTTTAGCATCATTAGAAGCGATAATATCATCAATTAAAATTAATATTCTATAATCTCCTTTAGGTTCATTTCTTAATAAATGTTCTTGCCTTTTCATTATGCGTTCAATCACATCAATATCTACTTCTGTATACCTAAACTCAAATGGGACATAATCATATCCGTTTAATGCTATCTCAGCTGTAGGACTAAATACAAATACATTTTTTACTTTTCCTCTAAAATAATTGTATGCTATATCTCTACATAAAACATTTTTTCCACTTCGTCTTCTTCCTGCTAAAACTATTGACGGATTAGGAGGGAGATCACTGAAATCGAATTCTACAAGGTTCATATATATATATTATATTACAAAAAAATATTATTATTTATTTCCCATTAGGGAGAGGGAGTTGAGGGAGGATGGATTTTACAGCAGGGCGAACTGCTACATCATAGGCAACAGAAGATGCACCAAGACGGATGCCTTCATTAACAGTTCCCATACTAAATACAGCACCACCTTTAAAAACAGCACGATTAACACCAGCAATCATCATACCACGAAGCATACTATCGATTAAGTTTTGAGCGTCTAACATTATTATATGATATAAAATATTTTTTAATTAATATATATTTGACTTGATTTTTTACATTTTTTTACATAATATCAAAAAAAATCAAAAATTATTTTTCTGTTTCAGGTTCTAAATTTATTTCTTTACCTTCTTTTATCAGATAAGGCTTTCTCGGTGTTCCCCCAGTATGACCTGTCATTTGTAATTTTTCTTCTTGAATGACAGCGTCAACATTTCTTTTACAACAACCCCAACAAATACTTTCACATTTAGATTTTTGTAATATGACCATAAAACCACCCAAAGCACCAAGGACACCAATAACAAATAACATTAACTCTTCCATAGTAAAATCACTCATTTTAGTCATTTATGATATATATATATATTTATTCTAATCTTAAAGTTATATCGATACTACAAATATCACCAAAATTATCAGTCGGCCCGGAAGAGATTAACGCCCAATCTTTCACAACCCCATCAGTACCAACATCTCTATAATATATATCAATTGTGATTGTTTTTGATGTAGTCCAAGTTTGAGGTCTACCTTCTACTAATTTATAAGGATATGAATGACCTATGGTGCTACTCATAGATGATGGAGTAGATCCTACTTTGTTCGCTCTACCTATAGGGATAAGTCCTGTTATATTGATAGGAGCATTCGCAGAGATAGGAGGAACTGCCATCGTTTGTGTTCCATCAGCCAAAGAATATAATACAACATCTCTACTATCTAAAAAATCAAACTTTAATGCGAGAGGTGATAATATTGTTGTATCGATGCTTCCTAATCCTGAATTAGCAGTAGATTTAGAAATAGGTTCTTCTAAAGTTTCAGAAGCGATATAATATTTTACATCTTCTAAATAAATATTTTTAAATTTATATTCTTTAGCAATTGTAAATGTTGCAGATCCTGTTGTATTCTCACCTGTGAATGAAAATGTTAATAAAGTCATATTATATTATATAATTATAAAAAAAAATCAAATATTATTTCTACATTAATTAATTTATTCAGTAATCATTTTAAAATTGATTTGACCAGTAGAAGAAGTATTGTATGTATTAATTACAAGGACTTCTGCTACGACGTGAACAGTGTGGGCGTTAGAACCATTCGCACCAGCACCAAATTTAACTTCAATCTCAGGATTACCAAGTTGAGAGAATGATAATGAACCATCAGCACTACCTACATCATCAGGATTATAACCAAAGTTGATCACCTTGACATGACTGGGTTTAAATTCTCCACCACTAGTCGCACCAAAAGATTTATCAACAGCAGGATCATATAATTTGTATGTATCACTCGATACAGCAGTATTACACGCCATAGGGAGATTATTTCTAAAGCATTCTACAGCATAATCAGTATTGTATCCAGCACCAGCAGTGAGCGAGTTAGATACATTATCAACACCGCATCCGCAGTTTTCTAATTCATAAATAGATTGATTATTAGCACTAAATTTAACAAGTGCTAAATCTACTGTTTTCATATATGCTTTAGCGGTGGTGTGTGCACGATCCGTATCGTCAGTAGCAAATACATATAGACGGCGGACAAGACCGCTGATAGATTGTATTTTAATTTTATTACCAAGAGTAGAAGAATCGGTGGTCTGTACTAAAGCAGATGCACCGATGCTTTCACTAAAGAGAGTAGTAGTAAAACCGATTTGACTGCTTACTGATCCTGGAGCATAGTTTCTTGCTTGATATGATGCCAACTCATTACCATTTAATTCAGCAACATAGCAGACAAGTTGAGCATCGTTGTATGTGACGCGATCAGCTGGAGTTTCTGCTTTTCCGTGTAAATCAAGAATAGCACGATAATCAACTTCAACGAAAGCATTTGATGATAGAGAATATAAATCCCACGCTTTTCCAAGTGATTCTGTAAACCACGCTTTTAGAGGGCAAGATAGAGTTTGACCTCCAAATACACTCGCCATTGCTTTTCTGCCTTCGATACTCGCTTCAGCATCAGCAGAAGCACCTACAATAGCAGATCCAAGCATATTATCAAGTAAAAGTGATTTTTCTTTAGTAGCACGAGTGTATTGAGAGATTACAGACCATTCAGGAGTGCATTCCCATAGAGTATTACCCTGATAAGTGATTCTTACACGAGTGAAGGCAAAAGCACCAGCCATATCAACAAGGAAACAATCTTTAGCACCACTATCATCATTAGTATCACCTTGATTAAATTTAGTTTGTAAATATAAATCTTCAAGTAGGCCAAAATTGGGCAACTGAAATTTAATAGTTTGATTTCCATCAGCATTCATAGAAGTTGTAGGATTAACTATAATTTTACTGCGAGCAACAGGGCAGATATTACTTTCACCTTGAGTGGCGTAATCGTATACATTTTGCTTACTGTTTCTTGCCTTGATAGTATTGTAAAGGGATGAGTTCTCATTAGCACGATGAATTAACTGAGGATTAGACATTTTATATATTGTATTAGAAAAAAAAAATAAAATTTAATTTAATATTAATTTAACTTTAATCTGTAGATTTTTTAGGTTTACCAAGTTGTGAACCAAAACCTGATGCGAATTGAGATGCAATATATATTCCTCCAATGATCAGTACCAAATTGATCGCTTTATTTTCTAAAAATGCTATACCTCTTTCTACTAATTCACCACTTTTCTCTACTGCTTTGAGGGGCAACTCACCTACAGGACGGATTTGATTTTCTGCTAAATTATCATCTGTTAATCCTATACGCTGGACTTCTCTTTTTTTTTGTTGTGCTTCTTGTTCTTTACTTGTTTCGACAAGAGGAGTTTGTAAAAATTTAACAAAACGAGAACCAATATCATCAGTATTTTTTAATTTTTCTATATCTTTATTTCCTAATTCTGCTTGTATTGTAGGATTCTCACTTGACTTTAAATCATCAGGAGTAGATAAATCTTTATTAATTCTTTCAACAGCATTCTGCCGTTGTATAGGATTAGTTAAAGCGACATTAGATATAGGATTAGGAGGAGGTGCAGGATGCTCTAAAGGATTAGAACCAGTAAATCCTGTAGGTTTTAATTTACCATAGAAATCTTTATCATTTTTTAAAAGTAATACAGGAGGCATATATTTATATAATACAATATAAAAAAAAAATATATTTTATATTAATATAAATGGGAGATGAAGTTGATGCTTTTGATTTACCTTCACGACTTCAATCTGGCAATGGTGATTCACACCAAAGCACTATAGTAGAACCTGATGAGGAGGCAGTCAGGGAACAATCACAAGCCAATCTTGATAAAGTTAGAGAAGATTTTTTTAGTAGAAATACAAATGTTAATAGCATGATCGCTCAAGTAGAAGCATTAGGATATAGTGATACACAAAGGAGACATATTATAGGTGGGATATTAGCAGAACATCAGTATCGATTAGGTCATAATAACGTCCCATCAGGATTACAAAATAATCAAATAGAATATATAGCAAATCAAACAAACGCTTTAGGATCACCAGCATTTAATCTTAATGCTGTTAATATTATGGTTGATAATCAGGGACGAACATATATAGAAGATAGAAGGGTTAGAGAAACAGATGGAACACCGAGGAGATTATATCTGCCTCCACCAGTACCATTTGATCCTATCTCAAGAAGAGCAAGGCAACAATTACAATATGAAGAAAGTATAGTTGATGATATTACAATACAAAATCCTGATATTAGTGATATTAGAAATCATTTATTAGTTGATGATATTTCACAACAGAATGTAGATGCTGTATCACAAATAATCACACAATATTTACAAGGCGATAGAAACGACCAAGATAGAGATGAAATGAGACATCGTATTCAAGAATTACCTGGATTATCTGAAACTGTAAACATTAGAGAAAAATTAATAATATTATTTGATGATATTAACCAAGAGGAACAGTATAGAGTTGATAATGATGGGAGACCAAGAGGATTGACAGATGAAGAATGGGACTATATACAAGATAATAGTGATTCTCTGAATTATTATGGACAACCTATTTTAAGAACACAAACAGATCCTCCAACTAAATATTTTTATACAGGACCAGGATATACTGTATTAGAACCGAATAATATAAGAAATGTTGATACAGCACAAATTACACAATCACAACAAAGAGAAATTAATTTGTTCACACAAGGATATATAACTGGTGAAGATAATGATAATAATCCTGATAATTTAGCAAATAATTTATCATCATTATTCAACGAACCTGATTTCGCAACAAGATTAGAGTTAGAAGATATAGCACAGAGAGCAGAGGCAGAGAGAGTATTTAGACAATTAAATAATGGAAGACCATCACAATTAACACCATTACAATATCAATTTGTTATGAATCATAATTTATCACCTAATGAACCAAGATATTCAGGTGAACCTATACAAACAATCACATCAACTATAAGAGGAACAACAATAACTCAACAAGGTTTTAACTCGTGGGATAATCAAGAGTTTCCTGATTTATTAGTCATACCTACTGATGATATTATAAATCAATTAATAGAGAATGGTGCTTATACTCCACCTGAACCAACTGCAGATCCTGATAGGCCACCAGTAGTCTTACCACCAACACCACCAATAATAGAACCTCCTATAAGTGATCCTCAAATAATACCACCTGAAGAAATAATACCTGAATCATTAGAACCACCAGTGATACAAGGGCAAACACAACCAGTTAATCCTATAACTCAAGGTGATATTCCTGTCGATACATTAGAAAGAAATATACAAAGATACGAACAACATTTTAATTCACAACAAAGACAATATGAACCATTTAGACAAATGTTCAGGGATATATTACCTATATTTACTGGATTCGCTGGTGGATTTTTTGCATTCTCCTATAGTAGAAGCAGAGATAGAGGCACTATAGGTGAAATATTACAAAATGAAAGAGTTTTTCTCAATACAATTGAATCGCGTATCACTACAGCACAGAGAAATTTAGGCAGACCATTACGCCCTGATGACCCTGAAACACAAGTAGGATTAGCAAATATAGGGTTTCCTGATCCTGAAATAGATTTTAGTGAAATACCTTTAAAAGATTTAGTCCCACAATTATCAAATAGAAGAGATGATTTATTAGAATTACAAGCACAATTACCACCTGATACAGCATTCGCGTTAAGAGGCACATATCAATATCAGTTTAATGAACCTGAAAGATTTAGAATACAACAAGAATTAAATACTGTTCAGGAGTTAATACAAGAAGCCGAAAGCGAATTAGATTCATTAGAAATGGATATAGCAAATGACGAGGCATCAAGGCAAGAAGTAAACCAAAGATTAGATGAATTAATAAATCTTGATACACAAATATTACAAAATGTATATAGATATAATCCTCAAATATTATCAGGTTTTACTATAGGCACAACATTAGGATTAGTATTATCAGGATATTTCTTTCCTACATATGTAGATGTTGAAGATGCATCTTATTTTAATAGAGAATATGATAAACCTGAAATAGAAAATAAAGCACAACCATTACTACATGATCCTGCTAAAGATGTAAAAAATGATGTATTACAAATGAAGATGAGAGACCCTAAAGAAATAAAATCAAGAATACATCAATCAGTACAGAAACAATTTATCCCAGTAAAAGATAATAGAGGTAAACAATTATCATACAAAGAAATACAAGAACTAAAAGCAACATTATCACAAAGTGAACTAAATAATCTAAAAGATAAATATTTAGTTTTCGGTGATGATAATAAACCATCACATTTGATACAAGATAAATGTAAAGCAATTGTAGGAGAAACTATAATTTCTAAAAGACCTATTAAATTAAGATAATAATTAATATATAATATATCATATAAAAAATGCCTCGATTAATTAAATATACTACGAATGGAATTGTTGATGAAATCCCTGACCAAGCACTCGCTGTGATTGAACACGCTACATTATTTTATCTGATAGAACAAAGGTTTAAAGGACCACAAAAATATATTATATTTGCGGTTGCTGGTGCTGGATATGAGATGGGAATAGATAGATTAAAACGGCAAGATGCACAAAAATAAATATTTTAATATATAAATGGATGATACTTATGAGATGAAAGATAGCAATTATCAAAAGAAAAATAAACCATTATGTATATATTGTAGTTATAGATGTGCTGTGCCTTCTAAAAATAATGAATATTGTAGTGAGATGTGTAGATTATTACATTATTCTATCACAAAAAAAATAGATATAGAAGATATAGGAAAGTTAATAAAGTTAAATAAAATAGATTTGATAGGAATAATATTATCGTTGAAACAAATAAGCATTAGTAAAAAAGAATTATGTGAGAGGTTTAATGTAAAATATGATCCTCCTAATGTATTAAAAATAAAACACGGTTCAGGAACATTATCATTCGATTAAAGGTTCTAATATATTTTAGAACTATTTTACATAATATTTTATTTTATATTTCTCTTGATATTTTATTTTTTTATTTTATAGAATTTAAATTTGAGATACTTATTAAAAAAGTTCTAATATATATTAGAACTATTTAAAAATAAAATAATATACATTATATAGACAATGGAAAGCATTTACAAGGATCTAAATATTACTGCTGAACAGTTTTGTTCATTTACAATTGCAGAAAAGATAAATAAATTAAATATCAAATCAAGAGAAGACTTTTATAAATGGTTCGGCAGAGCAATCCCTGATAAAAAAAATAATTACAAATATCAATACTTTTATGATAATGAATTCGATGAATGTGAAAAAATATGTATACAAATAGAAAATATAAACAAACCTAAAGTAATCAAGAAAACACAGCCTCCACTTGTTCTTGATATACCTGAATGCATCACTGAAGATTTTAAACATTTTGGATTAGATGTTAATAAATATGTTAAAAGAAATAAAACACAAGATAGATTGTTAAATATACAAGATCTGAATTGTGAAAAATTATTTAAATTAAAAGAAAAAGAGATAGAAAAATTATTGGATGATAAAATAAATATTACAGAAAAATTATATAATGAATTTATTGAAGATAACAAAATATATGATATAGTATTATATGAGTTCTTACTATTTAGAAATATAATAATAGATAATATTGAAGAATACTTTATGGGAGATGATCTTGATGAAATAAATATGGAGAGAGTTGATGTGTTTTATAAAAATGATTTTCGACCATATATATATAAAAAATATAATAAAGAAATAAAAGAAGTAAATGAAGATGACTTAAGAAAATTAAAGGCATTTGATTATTTCTATAAAAAGGTTAATCCTAATAAATACAAGAAAAAAGATAATTATAGAGAATATATGACATACTCACAAAATAAAATGAACTTAAAAAAATCATATAGAATGTATCTCGAAGGCAAATCGTTAGATGATATACCCATAGCAGATAAATTAAAATATATTATATTTATCATAGATAATTGTGATACAAACTAATTATAATTAAACCTTTTCTTGTAATTTCTAATATTTTCTCTTATTGATTTACTATCTCCCCATAATATATAATATGATAAATATCCTGCCCTTGTTGAATCGCCTGTAGTTAAATCTTTTCTATGTCTATCCCTATATGCTTTACGGCGTGATTTATCACCTGTTAATGTATAATCAGGCGCTCCTGCCTGACCGAAATATGTAGTTTTAGTACGACCATTATCTTTTGTGAACACCGCCATATATTTCTTACCTGATTTATTTGATTTTTTGATAGTTAATTTAGTCATATATCTATATACAATAATAAAAATTTTAGATAATCTTTAAGGTTTTCTTCATTATTTTTGTCTTTATATTTAGGATCCATCATGCATCTCATACTCCACAGATGTCTCCATATATCTTCTTTTTTACATTTAAAACTTATTTTTTTTACACATATTTTATGATAAAAATTATGTCTACATATTTCACAAGGCAATCGTTCAACGAAACTTAATATAAAATCCTCATCATTATCCTTTACTAATATGAACAAAGTATCCCACCACGCACCACCGAACTTTTTATTTATATCCATAATACTATATTTATTTTTTTTTGAGATGTATTTTATCTATCTTGTATGCTTTTGATGAAGGATTAACAGATGCATACACTCTCGCCATCGCCCATTGTTCTTTTTTCATATTAGGTCTTGAGGGACCAGCAGTTTTAAATGCTCCTACACCTTTATTATATATTGTTTGTAAACCTGACCTTTTGTATCCGGTTAATTTAGATATTTGTGATAAACTATTTGATTGATTAAGAGGTTGTTTATATTTACGATTGAACTTTTGTTTGTATGTCATAACCATTTATAATATATGGTTATAAAATATTTTAGAACTTTCTTTCACATAATTTTTTACAATATAACCTTCTCATCCATCTATAAGGCAGGTCTATCGCCCTTCTTCCCCATCTGTTCCACGTGATAATTCTCGCACAAGCATAGCATTTTTTTTTTATCATTATTTTTTTCAATCGTTTTGACACCTACAGATGATAATATAATCATCAATCTCAATTGAGGTGTCATCATGCTACAATCAATCTCACCAGTATCAATCATTTCTTTTAAAATAGGGACAATATCATCTTTAGAATTATTTACTTCATCAGCATAACCTGATAAGGCATCAATATCAAAATAATCTAATCCTCTTTCTGTAGTCCTACACATCAATAATAATGTTTCGAATACTACATTATGACTATTTTTTTGAGTTATTATCGACATAATTAAATCTTTTTTATCAGCTAAAGTTTTATAATTCATATCACTATTGATATGTATGTTTTCTAAATTTTCAGGGAACTTTTGTTTTAATACGAATAATTGATTATAGAGATGAGTTTTTTTTTCTTCATCTAATTTTTCATTATTTAATTCTTCTTCATTTTTTTCTTTTACTCTTTTCTTTTTTTGAGCAAGTTTATTATATTTTTGTTTTTCTTCTTCTGTAAATTCAGATACTTTTTTATTTAATCTTTTTTTATATTCTAAATGATTTTCTTCTTCGACATCAGTAATCTCTGCAGATATTTCAGGTGATGCATCAGGATTTTTGAGATCTTCTAAAGTTATTTGTTCATTATCCATTTTAATATAATAATAGAAAAAAAAAATAAAATATATACTATAATATAAATGCCTATTCTTAATTTTTCAATCCGTTCACAAGACCTTAATAATAATGCCGATCCTGATGGAAGTACAAGAATAGCAGAGAAAACTATAAAATTAGAAAAAACATTTAAAATTAAATATCTTAAATTATTACATATATATCACAATGTATCAAATGCTAATATTAGTGATGATGAGGGAACGAGTGAGAATACAATATTATTTGCAAAAATATCTTTCTTAAATGTAGATAATTCTGTATTTTATGAACATAAAAATAATCAAGTTATAGAACACGGTGGCATGATCTGTTTAGGTGAAACTATTAAAACAGAAGGAGAATCTGTTTTTAAAGAAGCATATAAAGTATTACACGATGGAAAACAAACATTATATATTAATCAACCTTTTACGATTCAACTATTTAAATTACAAGCCTCGGATCCTGCTGTAGACAATACAGATGTAGCAACATATAACTCAAGTGAATCACATTTATTAAAACCTATTAGCATAGATGACTTTAGAGGAGCATTAGACAGTGCTGGACAATATATTTCATTCACATTCGAATATGCTGAAGACTATAGTAAATAATTAATATTATATAATGTGATAAAATAAAATATAATTCATTATATAATGCCTACAAAATCTCAATCATTAGAATTCGTAAGAGCAAATAAAAAAGAATTAGGGATAAAAGTTTCAGGATTAAGTGTATCACAATTAAATAGTGCTATAGATAGAGCAGTAGAGAAAAAAGATGTTAGTAAAGATACAGCGAACAAATGGAAAAGAATGAAATTGATAAGTGATAAAACTCCACAAGAGATGGAAGCATTTATGAAAACATTAAAAAAAAAACAGTTGAAAGAAGGAACATTAGGCAAATCTGCTCCAGTCCCTAAATTAGCAAGAGATAAAAAAAAAAACTACAATTGACTTGTCGCACAAGAACAAAAAAAGATGGAGGAAAATATGTAAACTGCTACAGGTCGTAAAACTAAAATTAAAATATTTCTTATAATATAAATGTCTCAAAGAGAAATTTTATACATTCATCAAATATACGGATTATTTGATGATAATGTAAAACTTACAGATAATAAATTATTTACAGATAGTTATTTAAAATATACTTTCATATGTGATGAAAATAATAGAAATAAAAATAGAAAATATAATTATCAATATAAATTATGGAACAAAGAATCGTGTGAAGCATTATTATTAAAATATCCTGAATTTAACTATTATCACGATGTAAGATTTAAAATTATGAAAGTAGATATTATGAGATTTATAATATTATATCATTATGGAGGATTATATTCAGATATGGATATTATCCCTCAAATATATAATTTTGATTTTGTTTTAGATAATCCGTTGAAAATGTATCTCTGTGAATATATGAACAAATTGTCAAATATTTATGATATAGAAATTATAGGATGTTATAGAAAAAATCCTATATTATATTCATTTTTACGATATATCCCATCTCAAATAGAAGAAAAAAATAATATAGATGTATATAAATCGTGGAAAATAAGATATGTCTTTCAAACAACAGGTCCTCGATCATTTAACAGATTTTTAAAAAATAATCATCAACAAATCCAAGATATTATCTCTTTAAATACTATTTTATTCGAAGAAGGCATCACACAGGAAACAGTACCGATGGATATTGTGAATGAATTTTACCAGATAAAATTTTTTAGTTTTCATTCGTTATCATATAATAATGAGATGCATAACGGAAAATATAAAGGTTATAAAAAGAAAAAATAAAATATATTATATATTATAAATGCCTACGCAGTCAAATTACGATCATATTAAAAGTGAATTATTCCAAGCAAAATTGAAGATTATAGAATTAGAAAAACAAATACAAGAATATAAAAATTTAAAAAAAGTATCATTTGATGATGAAGTAAAAATTGAGATAAAAGATCTCCCAATATGTCAATCCAATAAATAAATTTTATTAATATGATTTATTATTTTTAAATTTTTTAAAATTTTGATATCCTACAGTTCTTTTTTGTAAATCACTATATCCTTTTTTTTGACCTCCGATCAATCCTGAATTGTGAACCAACCATAAATCTTTTTTTTGTAATTTATTCCATATTACATCGCAATGATAGATATACCAAACTTTATTTAATAATTTAGATACACCTTCTATATATATATCTTTTAATGTTTGATAATAATGATTACACACTATATATCCTTCACTTCTAACTGACCTTAATATTCTGTTATAATTTTCATCATATTTCTCCCATTTTTGTATACTACCCCCTAACATATAAACATCATATTTAAATTCAGGCAACTTTAAATTTTTATAATTTTCATTTAATAAAATAAAATCATCTTCCAAGATGCATATTTTATCATAATTATTTTTTATACCTTCGTTCAAACATCTAATATGTGATATTAATGTTCCTAAAGCATTATCATCAGGATACTCATTACCTCTACTTCCAATTCGACTATAATTTTTGATACCTAAATTTTTGATCACAATTTCTATTTCATTTTTTCTATCTGTTCTTTGATCTAAATTAATATAATAAGTATTTATATTTTCCATTTTATATATTCTTATAGAAAAAAGATAGAGACATAACTGACTATAGTTCTAATATATTTTATAACTATTTATATTGATATTTTATTTTATATTTGTATTGTGATTTATTTTTTTATTTTATAGTATTTCTATTTTTAAAAGTTGATACAATTAGTTATAATATAT